AGAAATAAAAAGAGAGGGGGCACAAGATGTGGGTCAAGCTCAAAGAGGGTCAAACCGTTAATGCCACCATCGACTTTAGCTCAGTGCAGAGTGTTGCCAAACACTGGACCGGTAAGCGAAGCGAGCTTTGCCTCGGCGAGGGATGCCCCTATTGCCTTGCAGGAAGCCCGAAGCGGTGGAGGTACCAGGCGAGACTTATCGTTGAGGGAGAGACTTTTCAATGGGAGTTCGGAGAGGAGGCAATGACAGCCCTTTCTACCATACCGCATGATATAAATTGGGCACGGGTAACCATTACCAGGCTTGGAGAAGGCAGGAATACCCGCTATCAGATTTCAGCGCAAAGCGAAGCGAAGCAGGAAGAAAAAGAGCAGCAGCAACCTTTACCGCCAGAAAGTAGCTTCATAGAGAGGAAATATGGCCAAATTGCCAAATAATAAAAAATACCGGGATGACGGCTATCACATCAGGAGATTTGACGCGAAGGCTCGCAGGTTCGCCAGAGCCGGAGCCTCAATCGCCGGTGTCGATATCGGGACCTGGATCGCCCAGGCCGTAAAAGAGAAATTCAACCGTGATGTATCAGCTAGAAAGAAGGAGGACTAGCGCGATGAAGTTATTAAAAGTTGCTCTCGAACGCCAGGATTACAACCTTGCCGCTCATATTCTAGTTTACGGCCTGGTAAAGGCAAAAGTAGAGGAGTTAAAAAAAGATGGTCAAAAAACCAGGAGCTCAGCCAAAGAACCAAAACGCTCGTAAGCACGGCTTTTATAGCCGGGCGTTAACCGAGGCGGAGAGACTCCAGCTAGACGAAGCAGGCTTCGTCGAGGGACTCGACGAGGAGATTGCTTTGCTCCGGGTAAAGCTCCGCGAGCTGGTGGAGAGTGAGCCTGAGCGGATTGACCTCCAGCTAGAGGCAGCCAACACCATTGCCAGGCTGATTCGAACCAGGTATCAAATCACCAGCGAGCAAAAGCGGTCCTTAAAGGATGCGATCGCTAAAGTGCTGACAGAGGTTGCCATCCCCTTAGGGATTAACTTAGGCATGAAGGCAATGAAATGAAGCTAAGGCCATATCAGCAGGAAGTAGCCAGGGCAGTCCTGGACAGCATCCAGGGCAGCAAGGGAATGACGTTGTCGGTCGAGATTGCCCGCCAGGGTGGCAAGAATGAATTATCAGCTCACCTCGAGATCCTATTGCTAACTTTATACATGGCCAAAGGTGGCAGCCTGGTCAAATGCTCGCCAACCTTCAAACCGCAGACAATCATATCGATGCAGAGGCTAAAGGAGAGGCTGGACGAGTTCGGCTTTGACGGCATCTATCACACCGAAATGGGCTATATGATCGTCCTGGGCTCAGCAAAGCAGATATTCTTATCAGCAGAGGAATCGACCTCGGTAGTCGGCCATACCGCCGATATCCTGCTTGAGATTGACGAATCGCAGGACGTCAGCAAGGAGAAATATACCAAGGAGTTTCGCCCGATGGGCAGCTCCACTAATGTCACGACTGTTCATTACGGCACAACCTGGGACGATAGCACTTTACTCGAGGAAATCAAGCAAGCAAATCTTGAGCTAGCCAGGAAGGACGGCATCAAGCGTCATTTCACTTATGACTGGCGGGAAGTAGCAAAATATAACCCCGATTATCAGCGATACGTCGAGAGCGAAAGAGACAGGTTGGGTGAAGACCATCCTCTCTTCAGGACGCAATACCTCCTCCTCCCTATAACCGGTGGGGGAGGATTCCTAACCCGGCAGCAAATCGTTTTGATGATGAGTTATCATCCCCGCCTTAAAGAGCCACAGCCAGGCAAAACCTACATCGCCGGCATAGACCTTGCCGGTGAGAGGGAGCAAACCAGAGAGGCAGCCTTAATGTCGGCCAAGAAAAAAATAGATTCAACAGTCATCACAATCGCAGAAATAGCCACCGCAAGGTGGCCATCGATACAGAAGGAGCCCATCGTTAGCGTGGTAGAGCACTATCAGTGGACAGGAACGCCTCACAGCCAGCTATACGCTCAAATGGTGGGCATATTGAAGAACTGGAATTGCCAGAGTGTAACGGTGGACGCCACCGGCATCGGCCAGCCAGTAGCCAGTTTCTTGAGAAAGGAGCTCGGCAGTAAGATAAAGCCGTTCACGTTCACGCAAAAGAGCAAGTCAGACATGGCATTTGAAGTGTTGTCGTTCGTCAACAGCTCCAGGTTGAAGCTCTACAAGCAGGACGGCAGCCCCGAGTATAAGGAGATGATGTTTCAGTTAGAGAGAGCAAAAGCACAATACCGCCCCAACCAGACAATGAATTTCTTCGTTGACCCTCTGGAGGGGCACGACGACTTTTTAATGAGTCTTGCCCTGGTAGTGGAAGGAGCCAAAGACTTCAGCCCCAGGGCAGCTAAAGGAGGCCTCAGAGATGATTGAATTTAACCCGTCACAACTAGCTCGCATTGATACCGCCAGGCTGGCAGAATACCGCACCAACCTCGACTTCTATAGCGGCAAACAATGGCAGCAGACCAGCCGCAATCGCCAGTTGGTATTTAATTACGCCAAGGTGGCCATCGATAAGGTGACCAGCTATTTGATGCAGGGATTGACCTGCGCCTGCTATCCCGCAGGCGCAGTCCTGACCCTGAGTGAAACGAAGGGGAAGGAACTCGATGAGCTCAAAGCCCAGGCAAACCGTGCCGAGCAGCTCCTCCGGGATGTTTACGAACAGAACAACCTCCAGCAGCTAGATTGGGAGACGGAGATTGACGCCGCTATCCTGGGCGATGGCTGCTATAAGGTCATCTGGGACAGCGACGAGAAGCGCATCAAAGTCACCGCACCCGATATCGCCGGCATTTACGCCTGGTGGCTTGGAGATGATATGTCCAGGGTGTGGAGAGTGGCCTCGAGATATACCCTCACCCAGGACGAAGTAAATATGCTTTATGGAGTAGCTATCACCAAGGAGGCAGCCACCATTACCGAAGTATGGACCACAAAGGACTTCGAGCTTTTCCTGGATAATGACCGCATTGAGTCAAAGCCGAATCCTTACGGCTTCATCCCTTTCATCATCTTCCCCAACCTCCGTGAGCCGAAGAAGTTCTGGGGGACCTCCGATATCCCCTCAGTCGTTCAGCCGCAGCGGGAGCTCAATAGAGCGTTATCGCAGCTCAGCAGGATCCTGGAATTGTCAGGTAATCCTATCGCCGTCCTGGAGAACGTCGGCTCAGCAGAGGATATCAAGGTGCAGCCGGGGGCGGTATGGACCATACCCGAGGACGCCAAAGCCTATCTGTTAGATTTACTCGAGGGGGGAGGCATCAGGCTGCACATTGATTACATCGATGTGATTTATCGCACCCTTCATGATATCTCCGAAACCCCCAGGGCAGCCTATGGCGGCACCGAGAGGGACCTGTCAGGAGCAGCGATGCAGATTGAGCTAGGGAGCTTGATTCAGAAGGTGACCAGGAAAAGGACCATCAGGACAAACGCCTATCACCAGAGAGCCGAGATGATGCTGCGATTGGCAGCGAAATATATGAATGAGAACTTTGACGGCATCACCCACCGAGTCGTGTGGGGAGTAATCTTGCCTCAGGATACCCAGCGCCAGGCTCAGAACGAGCAGCTGCTTGTCCAGGCAGGTGTCCACTCCAGGAGGACGGCTATGGACGAGATGGGAATTATGGACCCCGAGGAAGAGTTCACCAGGTGGCTTGAGGAGAGGGAGAAAATCTTAACAATGAATCAGGAGTTTAGGGCTGCGTCCACACGTGGCGGAGCGAGAGAGAGAGCGGTTGCCGCGGAGATGGAAGCGCCTGAATAATAGCTCAATAACAAGGAGGAACTTTATGCTAGATGGAATTCAAGACAAGGCTTCAACACCCGACGAGCTCGTTGATATCAAGGCTCAGCTCGATGAGGAGCAGAAGGCCAAATCTGCTCTGGAGCAAGCCGTTGCCGAGAGGGACGCTAAGCTCGCCGGGCTCGAAACGGCGTTAAGCGAAGCGAAGCAGTCAAGCGAAGCTTCGGCTGCCGACCTCGTTGCGGTGAAGGAAGCCAGAGACCAGGCTGTCTCCAAATGCCTGGACATGGCCAAAGCCCTCAATCCCACTATCCCTCAGGACATCATCGTTGGAGGGACCATCGCGGAAATCGATGCTTCCATAGAGAGGGGCAAAGCCATGGTGTCGTCGGTTAAGCAGTCCCTGGAATCCGAAGCCTCAAAAGCCAAAATCCCCGCGGGAGCTCCAACCAGGAGCACCATCCCCCTCGAGGGAATGTCCCCCAGGGATAAAATCGCCGCTGGAATTCAAAAAAAGGAGGAGTAGTTGCCTGAGCCCCGTCATTGCGAGGAGCCGAAGGCGACGAAGCAATCTAAACTATGAGTATATCTTTAGCAGAAGCAAGTAAACTGTCTAATGATGTTCTGCTACAGGGCATCATCGAGACCATCATCAAGGACAGCCCCATTTTGCAGGAGCTGCCCTTCATTCAGATTGTCGGTAACAGTCTGATATACAACCGGGAGAAGACCCTCCCCACTGTCGGCTGGTATGCCCCGGTAACCGGAACTTGGACTCAGTCCGAGCCGGCGTTCGAGCAGGTAACCGCTACCCTTCAAATCCTCGGCGGAGACGCCGATGTCGATAACTTCCTCAAGACTACCAGGAGCAATGTCCAGGACCTTGAGACCGCCGTCATCGAGCAGAAGGCTAAGGCCGTCCAGCATGAGTTCGAGAACGCCTTCCTTAACGGCACCGGTGCATCGGAACAGCCCTCAGGGTTGTATCTCATCATCAAAGGCACCGCCTGGACGACAGCCACCGTCAAAGCCCTGGGAGACTTCGTTGTCCCCACCGCAGGCCTTGAGAACGGCTTCAGGTATGAGTGCACCGTAGCCGGCACGACTCACGCCACCACTGCGCCGACCTGGCCTATCGTGGAAGGGGCCACCGTTACGGATAACACCGTTACCTGGACCTGCCGTTTTGGCGGCCATCTTGGCTCAGGAGCTAACGGTGCCACCATGTCCCTGGACAACCTGGATAAGCTCATCGACCTGGTCAGAGGCGGTAAGCCCGCCATGCTCTTAATGAGCAAGAGGAGCCGCAGGAAGCTCCAGTCCCTTATCAGGGCATCAGGAGCCATCCTCGAGACCCGGCCTGGCATGTTTATGGAGCAGATTCAGCTCTATAACGGCATCCCCATCGCCGTAAACGATTGGGTGAACGACGCCTACAGCGTCGGCACTTCAGCGGATTGCTCCGCTATCTTCGCCTTCCAGATGGGAGAGGGCGGCGTGTGCGGACTTTCCAGCCCCGAGATGCTCCAGGTAGAGAGACTTGGCTCATTGGAGGGCAAGGATGCTACCCGGACCAGGGTGAAGTGGTATGTATCACTAGCCCTCTTTTCCACCGTGAAAGCGGCCATGCTGACGGGAGTGCGAGGCTAACAAGTGTCTACCAGGGAGGCTGGTAGAGTCATATTAAACCTCCTACGCATAGGGGAGGGGGTTCTGCCTCATTCCCCCTCCCCCACATAAAGGAATGTCATTGCGAGCGAAGCGAAGCAATCCCCTCTCCCTTGAAGGGAGAGGATTAAGGGGGATTTGAAATTATGAGCTTAACCTTAACCGAAATGAGAACCAGGGTCCGGCAGGACCTCCAGGATACCGATGCTGCTAATTATCGCTGGACGAACGATGAGGTGGACGGCGCCATCCAGCGTGTCGTCAGGGAGTTCTCGTTAGCCTATCCTCTTATGGAATCAACCGATATCGCTACCACCGACGGCAGCATGGAGCTCGATATCTCCAGCCTCGCGGGCTTAATCAGCGTGGAGTTCGTTGAGTTCCCCATCGGTGAAGACCCGCCTTGCTACCAGAGGGTTGAGCTCTGGAAAACCACCCTCTATATGCAGGATAAAGGCGACGGCAGCGATGCTCGGGTAAGGTGGTATAAGGACCATACCCTCGATGCCGAGTCCTCCACTATCCCCACTCAGTTCGAGGAAATCATCGTCCTGGGAGCCACCGGTTACCTGGCAGCATCGGCTTCAGCCTACACCGTAGACCGGGCCAGCATCGCTGGTAAGTGGGCGACGATTAACTTCTTGAAGTGGGGACAGGAGCGGCTTGAGTTATACGAGAAGAAGCTCAAAGCCATCAGCAGAAATAGCCATGTCATCTCAAAGGAGTTCTACACCGATGCTTGAGCTTGGCATCTTAAAGACCTGGAACAGCACCACCTACAGGGCAGGTGTGCAGCTCGTCGGCTCTTTGACAACTTATCTGGATAACATCAATGTTGCCATAAATATTGCCCCTCAGGCGATGGTCGTCGGCAATTACGTCCTGGTAGCCATTCCAGGCGGGAATCCCCGGGATGCTTGCGTCGTAGCTTCCTGGCCAGCAGGCAGCTCAGGAGGAGGGGGAGGCGGAACCAAGATTCAGGATGCCGACGGCGATACCAGCTGGGATGTTGAACAAACCGCCGATGAAGACAAAGTCCACGGCAAGGTTGCAGGGGTAGAGGGCTTCCTCATGCACGAAGACGGCATAATCGACCTGCCGAAGCAGTCAGGATGCAGCGTATCCTTATTTAATAATCAGCCTATCCCCAACATCACCTGGACAAAAGTCACTCTTAGCGCAGTAGTGTTTGACATCCAGAGCGAGTTTGACAACGTGACCAACTATCGCTTCACAGCAAAGAAAGCTGGCTCTTACCTCATAACAGGTGCAGTCGACTGGTATAATAATGCCGTAGGGCAACGAACCGTGGCATTCTACAAAAACGGCGTTGTTCTATATCCAACATACTCAACATTTGACGCTCCACTTCGTCCTTCCTTTACACATCCTACTACACTCCACATTGTTCCCCTGGCTGCAGGAAACTATTTAGAGCTTTACTGCAAGCAGGTTAGTGGTAGTGCTGTTTATATTATGTCCTCACAGTCCAAAGCGTCTATCTGGAAACTCGGCTAGGATGAATCAATGAGCACACTGTTTAGCACAATGAGCAAAGTAAAACAAGCACTAGCCCATGTCATTGCGAGGAGCGCAGCGACGAAGCAATCTCAAAAGGAGGAAACCATGTCTAAAGTAAAAGAATCAATGAGCAAGGAGAAAACCAAAGAGGGACTTCCCAGGGAAGCCTTCGCCATCGTCGGAGACCCCGAAGAACCCGAGACCTGGAAGCTCCCCCATCATACCAAAGCCATCTTCAGAAGCCTCCAGGGCCGGCTCGATATCGAGAAGACCGTCGATTGGGACGCGGCAGCGGTAGCAAGCTTGAGCAGAGGGGGATATCGTGGGGAGAGAGTCCAGGCCGACCCCGAGGATATCATCCAGGCAGCCAGGCATTTAGCCCGGCATTATGAGAAGGCCAACAAGCCCGTCCCGGATACCCTGGGAGTCCTGATATAAAGCAATGACGAATTCTAAAGCCTGGACCAGGCAGTTTATCGCCTGTGCCTGCATTATCGCCATTATCGCTTATAGCGGCTTTGCCCTATTCAGCGATGTTAATTTGGATGTCTTCTGGAAGGTCTTTACCGCTTTGAATGTCTATGTCGGCTGGTTCTTCATCAGCCGTGAGGTTGAGAAGAGAAAATGAAGCTACTTTGGCATCGCTACTATTACCGCGTTATCGGCTTTGCCCTGGCCGGCGGCGGAGCCGGCCTCGTCCTGGATGAGCTCATTCACGGCCCATTCCACCTCGCCCCCACCGATCACGAGTTCTGGGGCCTGGTTGCCCTGGTTGCCGGTGCCGTCCTTATCTCTAAAAAGCCCCATGGAAAGGACTAAACTACCATATGTTGAAACAATTTTTTAGATCGGGGACCTGAAACACTACAGGGAGTATGAAAACGCTATCAGCAACCTTACTAGCCGCCCAGAAGAAGCCCGACCGGCTCCCTTATGTCGAGGCTAAAGTCTATGACTTTGACCAGGGCATCAAGAGGTTATCCTGGACCAGACTTTATACCGGCAGCGAACCCGATAATCACCATGGCATCGCCTTCGATGGCCAGGGCAGCATGCACCGCATCAGGGTTAATGGCAGCAACCTTTACCGCCAGAAGGTAACTACACCAGGCGAAGCCAGCGATTATACTCAGTGGGCTCAGCTAGCTGCGGATTGCCAGGGTCCCTGTGCCATCGCCGCTTATGGCGCCAAAGTCTACATCTTCTACCGCACCACTGGAAATGTCCTCTGGAAATACTACAGTCATGATCATGGTGACACCTGGTCCAACGCTCAGCTCGTTGCAGCCTATACCGATGTCCTCTCTATGACCGCCTGTTGGTGGGGAGATACCAGCAAGGTAGTTTGTTTTGCCTTCAAGGCCGGGCAGCAAAACGGCATCGTCATCGATACCACAGACCAAAGCACCGGTGAGCACACCTGGTTAGGCAGTGTCCAGCATCCCTGGGGTGATAACTTCGGGGCGGGCTGTTATTACACTCCGGACCACGTTGACCTGGTAGTCGCCGCCTGGGAATCCGGAGACCCTTACAACCTCTATGGCCTCTATCGCCAGCAGTTCGATAATACCTATACCTTCACCGATGTAGACCCGTTCATCACCGCACCGGAAGGGGAGGGCATCACCTATGAATACCCCGATTGCCACTTGCCCGCTGCAGCGGAGGATTATGAGAATACTCTTATTGTTGGCGTGGAGAAGTTCACCGGCACAACCGCATATACCAGGCCGCTAATCTGTCACGCCGTCAGAGGTTCAGAGTTCAGCTCTATGGCTTTCACTGAGCCCAGACCCTTCCTCGATGTTAGTTCCAGCTATGGTATGAGGCTCCAGAGCACCACCGACTACTGGTGGCTGGAGCGTCCCGACGGAGTATGGCGTAGCCCCAGGGCAGCTGCAGCTCCGCTGGACCTCACCCCCGATATCATCTCTATTTCTACATCACCAACGCTTACTATCGAGCTTGACAACTCAAAGGCTCAGTATGCCACCCCACCCGAGAGAAGAAGCGAAATTGCCCTTAAGTTGGGCTACAAAACCACCGCGGGAAACGAAGCGGTAGAGGCAGGCAGGTACTGGCTCGATTCCTGGGAATATTCCTCCAGCCCCAACATCTCCGTTCTTAAGCTCTTCTGCCTCGATGGCCAGGGACTCGCCGATAAGTGGACATCACGATTTCTTATGCGATGGCCCGCAAACAAGACAGTGTGGGAGATTATCCAGGAGATTATTTGCCGGTGGGGCATTAACCTCACCAGCCCTGCAGGTGTCCCCAGGAGCTCCGCGGTTGACAACCTCTACCCCGACTTCACCCTCCCCCCTACCACCAGAGGAGACGCCGCATTGCGACGTATCCTTGCCTTCATTCCCGATAGCCTGGTATTCACCGGCAATGAAGCATACCTCAAAGACCTCAGAGCCGATGAAAGTAGTTGCTACATTTATGGAGCAGACCACGTCATCCTCCAGGGCGAATATCGCCAGGCCGTCCCGCTAACCAGGGCCAGAGCCATCGGCAGGGATGCCGCGGATGCCAGGATCGTCGAGGACGCCATCGATTGGACGAACCTTCAGCTCGGCATCGATACCTTCAGCCAGGATTATGACCCCAACCTGCAGACAGCCACCAGGGCCCAGGAGAGAGCCGACGCCATCCTCCGAAAGGGGTCCCTTCCAGCTCAGGGGGGTCAAATAACCGTCCCCCCCAATTGCGGCCAGGAGCTATACGACGTCATCACCGTCACCGATAAGCGCTGCGGTATAACCAGCAAGAAGTATCGGGTAATGGACATCGATGCTGAATACAGCCTCCGGGAGTGGCAGTATCGCCAGACGCTAACCCTGGGAGCTCCGTGATGAAACTCCAACCACACTACTTTTGCCCGAACGGCGTCAAAACCCCGAGGCGGAAGGGACAGCCCCGGGTCCGCAAGGGAGACGTCAAGGCCTGCTATGTCCGAATCAAGCGCCGGTGGGTGAGAGTCGGCACGTTATGTTTGAATTGCTGTCAATTCTCGCCAGAAATGTGACAGCAATGAAAGGAGAGACCAATGAGACTAGAGACAGCAAGACCAATAGCCGAGAGAGTGAAGGAGTTACTAACACCACACTGTGAAAGGATAGAGATAGTCGGAAGCATAAGGAGAGAGAAGCCAATCGTTCACGACATAGATATGGTGTTAATACCAAAGGATTCTGCAGTAAGGCACATAGCCACACCGACAATAATGACATCACTACTAACCACCATCGGTGAGCTGAAAGCCAACGGTGACAAGATCAAGAGAGTCCATCTACCAACCGAGAACATAGACATTGACATCTACATCGCAACCCCAGCCTCATGGTCAACGTTGCTCTTAATAAGGACAGGGAGCAAGGAGAACAATATCAGACTAGCCATAGCAGCCAAGAGAAAAGGTTGGCAGTTGAAGGCTAATGGTGACGGTCTATTCAATGAGCAAGGGAAAAGAATAGCAGGAGACACCGAGCAATCCATATACCAGGCATTAGGCATACCATACCAAGAACCACAGGCAAGATAACATAACTACCCCTTGTTTTTTAACGCTATGCCAACGAAAACTATCCTATTTGACTTGTAACTACCCCGAAATCCACATAGGAAAAAACGAAGGGGGAACCCCCTAAAAACCCCTAAAACACCCAAAAACGGGTTTTCCCTTCCTTCCTGTGGTGCTAACGAAGAAGGAAGGAAGTTTCATTTCAGTAAATACCCTCCGTGGGAAGGAAAGGGGTGCGGAGGGGAGGGGTGCCCCTAAGGCTGACCAGGTAAAGGAAGGGGGTGCCTCTCAAGGCTGATTAACGACAAGTGAGAGCTGATGAGGGGA